CTTCCTAAATCTCTGGGTGTAGGAGGAAGTCTTAGTTTTTTGTCCCTTGTCCGTCTTGAATCCTTTATAGTCTCGCTTGAGCATTTTCTTATAACGCGTCTCAACTTCCCCGAGAGTTGTAAGCCCCCTGAAATATTTGAGTGGTGCATATATCTTACCTTCTGTTCTACGCAGTTGCCCGACCTTCCTGGTGATGGCTGCATCGCTGAGAGGCATCTTATATTCACCTGATATAATTTTTGATTCGTCGTATGGCGAATATTAATAACAAAAATAAGATGATACTCACATAGTCAAATGTCATTTTGAGACGGTCGAAACCGGGCTGTACTTGTGTATCCATTTTCAGGGGTTTGAACATGATGTTATTCAATAAAAAATAAGCATCACCCCATCCTTCTTTCGCATTTTCGGTTTCTTCTAACAATTGGTAAGCCAGTGGGTATGTATACGTATACTTGGACCATACCCTATTCATCTCGAAATCTGTATGACCCATCATAAAGTCCCGTGTCAACGCATTGTCCATGTATGTCTTATTATAAATTACAGCATGTGTGCATGTGGTATATAATAAACGCTGGTTCTTATTGTGAAGGAGAATATCAAGTGGCGACGTTAAGGATAGAGTTGTACCCAAGTTGTATATTTGTGGGTCACGTTTTTTTAAGAATGTGCGTAAATCATTCACGACGGCAGGGTCCCTGATACGTTCATCAAATTGGCAGTCGTCTTCGAGCACTATAATTCTCGAATACCCCTGTTCACGTGCGTGTTTGAAAGCAGTCTTCAAGGCATCTACGAGATCGTAATTTGGTTTATTCACTCGTAAATTCTTGTCGCAATTTTTGTATCCCTTATTATATTGTATTACAACCTGGTTAGTAACTTGAGCCTTTTTAACCTGTTGTATAATCTGTTCCTCCCTTTTCGAGTTCTCCATGAGAAGAACGTAGGTACAGTCTATAACCCCGTCATAATTCCCCTTGTCGATTGTATACGATTTCGTATAGTAGCAATCGCTCATATCATATCTATAGAAAATTTTTAGACCATACTTCCCATCTATTTAAATACAAGCACGCGATACATAAGGCTAGAATCTTAGGATCTTTTCTATACACGTACGCCACGTAGAGAAAGCTCCCTGTCATCATGGCGTGCTGAAATCTTTTTTGTGTATATATGGGAACGCCCAAATTATCGCGTATAGCATTGTACACGAATGTATCATCGTTTCCATTTTTATCTTCGGAAACCTTATTTTCGAGGACGGATAAGATACATTTGTTATCAAAAATAACCCAGTGTAGACTCACGAGTGCGCAAGCGAGTGGATACATATAATACAGTTTCCTCGGTAACACGAATAAACCGAATGTTTGAAATCCGATGATCCACGCCGCGTGAACGACGATCAAAATAAATAACAGTGTATTCATATACAGTAAATGAAGATTATTATTGACAGGAAAGTCGAGAATGTATGTACGGTTGAAACCATCGACGATTGGAAAAATGCTATCGAAAGGATCAAATCCCGTGTCGTGCTGTTCATCGATACGAATATTAAGCGATTATATGGACTTCCAAAAATTGATGGGATTGTGTTCGAGGTCGAAGCCAAAGATGAATATAAGAACCTCACGTATTATTCAAAATTCGTCGATGAGATGGGGAAAAATAAAATGGATACACACACAGTTGTCGTATCTGTCGGTGGTGGTTCTGTGAGTAATCTGGCTGGGTTTATCGCTGGCACGTACAAGAGGGGTGTGGAATTTATAAGTTTTCCAACAACATTGCTCGCCATGACAGATGCGTGTATATCTTATAAACAGGCACTAAATACGGAACACGGAAAAAATCAAATCGGGTGCTATAAAGTACCGTCAAATATTTACATTTACTATGACTTTTTGAAAACGTTAGATGAACGGTTTATATGGGATGGATACGCAGAAATTGTTAAACATGCGGTATGTGAAAATTTTACACTCTCAAACGATGACATGTTTTCTAACGTGATGAAAACAATACAAGCTAAAATCGAACACGTCCGAAGTGATCCATGGGAACGACATCCGATATTGATGTATGGTCATCAGTATGGACATGCGTTAGAATACGTATCAAGGGATAAGTATTACCATGGAGAAGCTGTCAATGTAGGAATGATAGGTGCTTCTCATGTTGGACACGTTTTAGGTGTTCACGACGATACACTGATCAAGCTACACAAAGAATATTCAGACACGTTTCATCTACCCAAAATGTTTTCTTGTGAGGATATATTTACTTTGAATGAAATGTTCGAGTTCATGTATAACGATAAGAGTGTAAAGAATAACCAGATCCACTTTTCATTTGGTGAAAATATGGTAGATGATACGGTCGGAATTGAAACTGATGCGTTGTGTTATGGTTTGAATAAAACATGCATAGACCGGATGATATTTCCAAATAAGTCTGAAATGTCTAAAATTGCTTACGGAACATGTGGCGTAAGTGAAAATGACGTGTATAACGCGATTAAATCTGGATATAGAACTATAGACTGTGCGCATTTTTATGGGAACGAACTCGCGATTGGTAGAGAAATTAAACGATGTATCGACGAGGGTATATGTACGAGAGATGACTTGTATATTATTGGAAAATTATGGAATGATCAACATGACGATGTTGAGAAATCCTGTCAAACGAGTATAGATAATCTTCAGGTCGATTATCTAGACATGTACCTCGTACACTGGCCAGTCGTGTATAAGGATGGAAACCGTTACGACGCAGACGTACTCAACGTTTTTACAAAAATGAAGGAAATAGAGGGAACTTTATGCAGAAACGTGGGTGTTTCAAATTTCAAAATCGAGCATCTCGAAAAAATAAAACATCTGAAACCGGCTATGAATCAGATTGAATTACATCCACACTTTCAACAAAAGGAGTTACGTGAATATTGCGATAAAAATATGATTAACGTCATGGCGTATAGTCCAATGTGTAAAGAGGCCCTGGCTGATCACCACGTTACCATGATCGCAAAAGAGCGAAAATGTACACCGAGTACAGTTGTTTTGAGTTGGGTTTTAAATACAGGTGCGGCAGTCGCTGTTAAATCTGTCAATCATATGAACGAAAATTTATCTTCAAATTTCACATTATCGATACGAGAGTTTGACGCGATTGAAGATAAAAATATCCGTGTAATTCAGGAACGATGAACAAAGTTTTGATCTTATGTATATTGGGTTTCATTTTTTACATGTTAGACAAGTATCATTATCCATGTAAAAAGGAAGTACCCTTGGAGCACAACGTATTACACTATCTCCACAATATCACAACCGTTTTTATTTATCTCGGTCCATTTATTTTCAATGATGTACGTATTTTGTACATTCTTCTATTTAGTGCGATCGGGTTACTTTTACAGGGAATATTCAACCCCAACAAGGAACAAGGTTGTTTTCTCATGCCCATATATAATAAAGAGTGTGGATTAGATGAGAACCGGCAGCTATACGACATATTTTCGGTTTTTCAGGTTAAACAGAGGTTATCGATAGACGATTATAACATTACGTATTACATCGTGCATACACTGTTAGCGTTGTACACGATATCGAAATTAAAATAATCTCCCAATACATATATGGATATAGGTCTCAAGGCAACCTTGTTTTGTGGAAGTATCGCGGTATTCGGCGTCGTTGATTTTATACACGAATTTGATCGTTTAAAAAAACTTAAGAAGGAACATGACGATCAATAATATAAGAACCACGAACAATAGTATGTCTGTCACCATGAAAGATCGGGATGGTTTACGTGTTCCAAAATTATCATGACAAAACCGTCGCCCCACTTCAACAGCAGCTTCAATGCTAGAATATGGTGTATGTCTATAAGACATCATACCACACATGGCGACCGTCTTTGATTTTCCGAAAAATGGAATGTGGCCTTTAGGGTTTAGAACACCGGATGATTGATCGAAGACCCACTTAGTTCCGTTCCATTCCGCACCCCACCCAATTCGTACATTCATGGGTTTGACGGTATCGAGTTGTTCGATAACTTTTGATACGAGTGTATCTTCATCCATTTTCAGAATATCTTCAGTTAAATCGCATATAACACACGAAATTGTCTTTTTATCTGAAAGAACGACGGGTTGAATGTGTAGATCGGTGTCTATTATATACTGTAAGTCATTCATGATTGAAATTTCCTCATCGTATTCCAATATGACGTTAATCGCACCGTACGTACTTGGACTTATCTTATCCACTGCGTCATCCCCCCAATTATCCTTCACGAGCTTTATCGCCGGGCTATTATCGAGGCACAATACAAGTAATCCATCTTCGATAATTTCACCGTTTTCAAATTGCGCTGTAAATCCATCATCGCGGTATATGACGTCCTTCAGTTCGGTTCCAAATTTAAACTGAACACCTTTCTCGATCAGGGCTTCCTGCATCGCGTCACCCATGACTTTACCTGAAACTTTTTGTGTGTAGGCTTTGGAAAGGCCGACGTGATTGAAACTTTTAACGAATTCATAGGCTGTCATGACATCCCACGGCACTCCATCTATGACGAGTGTTACAGCTTCCATTAATTTCCGACCATTTTCAGACAACGGTCCAATTGCATCTTTGAGTGATACTTTCTTATATTTCCAAGGCATCGCTAACACTTTGACAGCGAGTGTCGTGAGTGTCATGTAATCCATCGCCGAAAGATACTTACTAATAACAGGTCCACTCGTAGATTCAGATTTTTGGAATATGTCGTCCCATTTAACTCCCATTTCCTTGAACAAATTGTTCGTATTGATGAACGCGCGATCAAACACTATTCTATGTGCGTGTAGATCACGTGTATCGATAGAAGGTTCCCACCATGAACCACCTGCTGACGTTTTTTTATCGTACACGACGACATCGTGATCAGTATATTTTTTTAGTTCCCATGCGATAGACATACCCGTGGGACCTGCCCCAACAATATGAACCTTCATCTATTAGTAGTAAATTATTTATATCCGTGTTCAAAATCAAAATAAAAAAACTTTTCTAAAACTAGTAGTCGATGGGGTTGTCAATTATTATGGGAAATATGTTTTCGGGTAAAACTTCTGAAATGATTCGGAGACTCAAACGATACAAGGTTATTGGAAAAAAAATAATAGTGATAAATTCTGCGAAGGATACTCGTTCCCCGGATGAAGTATTAAAATCGCATGACAATGTAACGTTTGATTGTTTCAAGACCATGAAGCTTTTTGATTTAATTAATAAGACCGAGTATGATAGTGCTGATATAGTAGCCATAGACGAAGCACAATTTTTCCCCGACCTGAAAAAGTTTATCGAGTGTTCATTATGTATAGGTAAGAGTGTGGTGATCGCGGGTCTCGATGGAGACTCGTCACAGAGAAAATTTGGTGAACTGATCGAGTGTATA